TATGGCTGGGACTGCTCGTGATCTTGGCCTCACACCGAAACAAAGATTTGACCCAGTTAAAAACGTAGAAGCTGGTAGTCGTTATTTGCAACAGCAGATTGAAAAGTTTGGCTCGATTGAAGCAGCATTAGCGGCATATAACTGGGGGCCACGGAATATAGCCAAAGCTAAGGCAAAGTTAGAGTCTGAAGGTTTGCCGGTAACATGGGAAAACATTAAAAAGGCAGTCAAAGTACCTGGCGAAACAAAAGCCTACGTAAACACAGTATTAAAGTATTTAAAAGCATAAGGAGAATACTATGCCTTGGGCAGCGGGAACGTATACGAAGGGTAATAACGCAACTGGTGGTTGGGCTGGAGATGCCGCTGTAAATATCGGTATTGAAGCCGGTCGGCATGATACTCAGGATAATGACTTTGCGACTGGCATCAACCAATGCTTGAACAAGGACGGTTCAAATGCGGCAACTGGCAATTTGAATTTAGGCACAAACAAAATTACTAATTTAGGGGCTCCAACGTCTGCTAACGACGCAGCTACCAAAACCTATATTGATACGTTGGTTGGGCCTGTGACTGCTGCTGGTCGAGCATTGATCGATGATGCGGACGCTGCTGCTCAACGCACGACTTTAGGGTTAGGGACTCTTGCAACGCAAGCCGGTACGGCAGTCACCAGTCTTAATGGTATTACAGGGCAAGCTACACAAACGTTTGCGGTTGGCACAAGCGGTACTAACTTTGCCATCAATTCTTCAGGCACTACTCACACATTTAATATTCCTGACGCTAGCAGTTCAAACCGAGGGTTAGTAACTACTGGCAACCAAAATTTTGCTGGTATAAAAAATTTTGTTGATCCGTGGACGATCAACACCTTAAATGGCAACGTCGTTGAATATTATAGTTATTTTAACGGGTCTAATCACGCACAAATTGCTTTTGGCAAAAGTCAGAGTGGCGTAATTGGCACGTCTGCTGCGTTAAATAATGGCGACGCTATTGGAACAATTCTTTTTAGACCGAACAATGGATCAACATTTATTCTTAGCGGTGCCGATTTTAGTTGTTTAGCAAATGGCGCTCAGAGTTCAACTTCTACACCAACTCGACTGAGGTGGAGTACTACGCCAAGTGGCACTACAAGTATGGTTGAAAGAATGACCGTACTAGAAAACGGAAATTTTGGTATAAACACTACAACTCCTTCGCATCGTTGTCATGTAGTTAGTAATGCAAACACAATTCATCCAGGTTTTTTTGCAAGCACTGCAAGTGGTGATGTGGGTCGGGCAAGTTTGCTATGTCGAAAGTTCGACAACGATTCGACTACATCTCAAATATTTGTCAGGTTTGAAATTAACAATACTACTACTGGTAGTGGACAAATTAACGCGAATGGAGCATCTCAAGCAGCATTTGGCTCCTACTCTGACATCTCATTGAAAGAAAATGTAGTTGATCTGCCAAGCATGTTGGGGGCAATTAACGCATTACGTCCTGTGGAATTTGATTATAAGGATGGAAGTGGGCATCAAATTGGGTTCATTGCTCAAGAAGTTGCTAGCGTTTTCCCTGATCTTGTAAGTGCTGACGAAGAAGGTTTGTTAATGCTTTCAGGATTGGGCAAAGGAGAGGCTCGTTTGATTAAAGCTATTCAAGAGCTTAGTGCTAAAATTGAAGAACTTAAAGCTCGTGTTGAAGTACTTGAAGCATGAAGCAGTTAAAGTTGGTCCGATGTTTTAATTGCGATGATGCCACTTTTGGTGTGCTTGCGATTGATAATCGGCCAATGTTTACCACACTGGAGGATGCTTGGCGCAACAATGAGCGAATGGTGTCATGTATCCCAGAAGGGAAATACATCATTGTGCGTCACAAGAGCCCTAAGTTTGGTGAGTGCTTTTTGGTTAAGGATGTTCCTAATCGCTCTGACATACTGATTCATGCTGGCAATACCGATGCTGACACGCATGGTTGCATTTTGCTGGGCATGACGTATGGCACTGTGGGCAAGAAGGCTGCGATATTATCCAGTCGTACAGCCGTTAGCTTATTTATGCAGCAAATGATGGGAGTAAATGAGGCTACGCTGGAGGTGGTATGACGCAGGATGTAACTGAAATACGGTATTGGATTGACTTGTTTATTAAAGCGGTTATTGGCGTCGTAGTTAGTATTGTTGGGCTTGATTATAAAAACTTAAAGAGTTCGCTGCATGAGCTTGAGCAGAACAAGTATACGCTGACAGCGCAGGTACAGGTGCTTCAGGCTGAAATGATGGGTGTTAAGGACCGGCTTGAGCGCATTGAAAAGAAACTGGATAGAGCGCTGGAGAAATGAAGCTAATATTGGTGGTGGTGATAGCGCTGCTCACCCCACCGGCGTATGGACAAGGAGCGAGTTACTTAGGGTTATGCCATAGGACTTGGGATTGCCGTGGCATGATGAAAACCTGGACTGAGCATGGTGTGATTGTTACTGGTTGGCTAGAGGGTACTTTTGCCGATGATTGCAAGTGCGCTGACAAGCTCCTGAACGACGCCAGGGCAAAGATAGTTAGGGTCCACATCATGAATGGGCCTTGCATGAGAAATGAGCGCTGTGGCCGTTATGAGGCGTTTTGGGGCTACTCCATACCAAAGGCCAACCGTGATGTGAGGCGATGGAAGGGTAGGGTTGTTAAAAGGTTTAAGAAGGCAGTAACTAAATTAAAACAAAGGTTGAAAAACTCAAAGGGAGACCTGACTTGTTATGTTTCCCCGTGTTTGGAGTGTGACCTGAATGAAGCTGCTCGAAGAGTTCTCTTGGCTTATGTATCTGTTCATCTGCCTAATTGTATCCTTGTGGATAATCCTTACGGCAGAAGATGTCTCAGGGGAACCGTCTGTGAAAAACACGGATCGAATCCTGTTATTGATAAACCGTGTATAGTTGACCTGGACGGTATCGACGGAAAGTACGTCAACATGAAAAAGTGGGTTGAACAGTACAAACACTGTGACATAGCCTACTATTGGGAACCCTGGATGAATTGCATCAAGGGTAAGTTTGTAGACCCAAGAAAACGTAGCTGTAAAGTTATCCACAAGTTATTTACAACTGTTAGGAACTTGTTATGCCGATTATACTTTCCATTGTTAGGCACTTGCTAACCCTTGCTGCTGGTAGTCTTTTGACTATTGGCGTTACTGAGGACGAGGCTGCTGGTTTGGTTAAGGCAGCGGAGCCGGTCGTAGCTGGCGCTGTACTGTACGGAGCAAGTCAGGCTTGGTCTGTACTGGACAAGAAAAAGAAACGCTAATAGTAGCCCTTGTAGCGCCTACCACGGGCAAATGCCGTAGGGTCAGGGTTATTTAGCATGGCCTCAAGCCTTCGTCTTACGGCGAGGTGAGAATCAGGTGCGTCAAATAAGGTATTGCAGATATAGACCAGGTTAAACGGCTGAGGGACGTCATTGTAGAAGAAGTCCCGCAGGTCACGCCGGTAGATGATGTTGAGGTCAGTTGAGGGGTACACTACATCGAGCATGGCTCGTTCGATGACTGCCAACCATAAGACGACTTCGGGCATCGCTATCTTTTCAACGTGTCCGATATCGCTCAGGTCAATTTTCATTTGTGCAGTTTAAGCCAATCCTCAAGGTACATAGTGACCAGCCACGGACGCTGCTTCTTTCGATGCACGACAATGGGGGTTCGGTCCCCACAGTCACGAGTGGATTGGTCAATAGCCTTGTCGATGTTTAAGGCTTCCACCATCTTACACTCAATATGGTAGTTTGAAAGCTCTTTGCACTCTACGTCAGAGTCACCAGCCTTACCGCAGAACTGTTGAGTACGGTGGGCTTGATAGCCATATTCTTGGAGGCGGTGGGCAAGCTCACGCTCGGCTCTTGCGCCTTTGGCTCTGCTATTTACCATTAGTAAAACACCTCATCTTTATCTGCCACTGACCAGCGCTGGCAGGTTTCGGCCTGGAATATCTGATCAATTACTTTATAGCCTTTTGTTGCAGCAGTTGGTTGATTGCCAATAAAATACGCATCCTTGAATAAAACACGGTTAGTCGGTTGTGCTGCAATTTGTCCGTTGCCGAGTAGGATTAGGTGAGCGCATTTATTCTGGTCAGGTTGACCCAGCAGGTTTGCGTGTTGGGGAGTGTCAGGCAACCAATCGACGGTACACCAGTACGTTCCTGGCATTGTCCCTTTGTCTTTTAGCACTACGTCCACCTCGTAATCTTGGAGGAAGTTGAAAGCTGTAACTACTGGCTTATGTGATTCGCAATCCCACAACTGTAGGAGTTCTAGCGGTAATCGGTCAGCGTTAGAAGGAATGTAGTGCAACAACCAATGCAAAGGCACATGACGAAAATGAGCGCCGGACTCCAGTAGGACGTGGAATTGCAAGCAGCGGCCTTTGTAGCTTTGTAGTCCAAATACATACCCATGCTCATAGTCTTCACCCAAGCCTAAGTGTTTTGCGTCAATCCAGACTTTGAGCGGTGGTATATCTGCGTTCACTTCTCCTCCTTCGGCGGTGCTGGTAAAGGCATCCAATGGGTAAACTCTTCAATTGGGTCCCCGTTGTCAGTTTCAACAATCAAGGCTTCCTGAAGAGGACGCACAAATCGAACACATTTTTCTATTCTGGCAATTACTATAAATCTATCTGCTCTAAGCAATAGAACACGATTGCTGTAGTCATTCTCTGGAATTTCCGGCAGCCTATCCTTAACGCTGATCCAACCGTTCGAATTATTCGAAGAGTTCACATCAACCATCTTCTCCATATCGAGAATATGCTCGCAACTATCCTGCTTTTCCGGAGAGTTCATTGCGGCTTGGTAGCCAGCAAGAAAGGCGTCTTTCTCGTGTGGACTAGCGCAATACTCCTCTGCCATCTGTTCAGGTGTTTTACTCATTTTTTTGCTCTCTTTGCTTTTGTCTTATTTCAGCATGAAGTTCAGCGTGATGTTTTGTGCATAACCAAATTACATTTAATGGTTCATCGTAATTTGGATGATGTCCTTCAACTTCAGTTTCGCCACATACTTCGCATGGCTTTTTGTTAATTAGTCCTTTTAGCCATGCCATTCGTGCTTTGTATTGAGCTTTAACTTTGTGCTTGTTAACTAATCGCCATGCACGTTTAATTTCATTAAACATCGCCCTATTTTCTTCTTGATATTTCTTTACAGCGTCTCGCCTTTGTTTTGTTTTGCCCAGCTTACGGTCATAAGATTGAATTGCTTCTATATTTTCAACTCTATGCTTCTTAACTCGCTTGCAAGTGCAATCTTTGCAAATGTTTAGACGCCCATCTTTCATAGCTTTATGGCTATAAAAGTTTTCAACCGATAATAGTTTTTTGCACGTTTTGCAGTTTTTCATGCATTCACTATATCAATTAAAACGGAATGCGCAACCGTTTTACCACGGCAGGTCATCCAACTCTTCTTCTGTTAGCTCGTACTTTACTTGTGGACCTTGCTTACCTTGCCCACTTGGGATGCCTTCATGCTGATGCTCTGCACGGTCGTGTGCGTAGCTCAGTGCTGATTGTATTAGCAGCGTCAAAGCCTCCATATCCTCCTTGTAGAGATATTTGGAGTCCTTCCATTCGCCTGTTTGCTTGTCCTTGTAGCGCTTGCTGATGGTGTAGCTGTAGCCTCCAGTGCGGTTCTCCCACACTGCTACTTGAAGACCTTTTTCCTTGTATGATGTGACTGGTGGCATATTACTCCTGTATTTTGTTGATAACTGTACTTCTCCGATTCTGGTCATTCCATCGGCTTGCCGCTCCATATTGGTTTTGTCTTCGCTCCACTTTGCAGCGCGGATGAACATATCACCGATTTGAGCTAATTCATCAGCAAACAAGGTTTCAGTTTTGCGCCATTCGCCGGTTCGCTTGTCCTTGTAGTGCTTCCCAAAGGTAAAAGTGATGCCGTTGTTGCCTTCCCAAATAACCAACTGTGTTGCTTTCGTTTTGAACGCTCCTATTCTGGTTCCCATTTGTCCTCCTGTTTGCTACTGCTCCAGGTAAGGCCATCCATTGGCCCTCCTAGTTGCCCCCGCCAAAGTGTTGCCGCTCTGGTGGGGGATTTTTCAATCAGTTTCATCAATTATCTGAGCTACCCAACGCAACCCGTCAACTTGACCGCGCTCAAACTCGGAGAGTTTTTCGTCGCTTTTGAAGCTGTCGATTATGCGTTTGATTGCTGCCTTAATTGCTTCCAATTCGTTTTTTCCATTCTCTGAGCGCATCAGTCACCACATCCGCTACATAAATCTGATGTTTTCTGGCGTACTCCCTGACGTATTCCACCAGAGCTTTGTCTGCGATTACTGTCCACCGGCAGTAACCGGCTCTGGGGGTATCGTCCCGTGTTTTTTTGGTCTTCATTAACTACTCCTTTTGCGCGCTCAATGAGCGCCTTCCGTTTACGCTTGTATATGATTTGCATCGTTCCAATCCTCGGTTATGCACTGTGTCAGTTTCTTTAGCCGAATTGGTGCCCTCCATACCCCTGGCACCATCTGCTTCGCTTCGCAGTCAGTCAGGTATTTTTCTGCTGCTGTGAGCGCCTTCTCGTCCAGACTTCTTACATCGTAGTACGTCGGCTGGGCTCGTGTAGGCTCTACAACGGCCTCAGCTTGCACAGTTTGAGCATCCCAGTCTGGCAGTTGGTCAGCCTTGAAATCGTCGATTGCAGCGGCTTGTGCGGCCTTCTGCGATGCCTTGTATTCCTTAGCTGTTATTACCTCGCCTGTACTGGTGTCTACTCGGCTTGCACCATACTCTGAAGGCATTTCTTCGGCTGTGTAGAGTCCCCCAAGCTCTTGAATAAATGCCTCACGAATCGCCAACGACTTGGCACACTTTGCAAGCATCACCGTAGGCATCTGCTTCCAAATTGGAGTCTGTTTTGCATACTCATTCCAGTAGGCCGTGGCCACGGACGGGAACCGCCTATCTTTGCGGTACACTTTGACCGTACTGCTAATAAGCTGCTTTCCATCCCATTCAAAAGTGACCTCCATGCCGTCAAATTGCGGGTGCGAGTTAGCTATCTTCAGGAACCCGTTGATCCCCGTCATAAGCTGCAAACGTCCACCGGCTTTGATAGCCCAAATCTCCTTAGTTGCAGGGTTTAGGCCAGTTGCGCGGCACATCTCCGCAAACAGCCGAAACTCCGGCTCTGTAAGCCCTGGTGCTACTGTGTTACGGAGCGCGTGAAGCATCTCCAGGCTAGTTGTCGATGTAGTTGTTAGTTCCTTGCTCATGTTATCCCTTTTTAATTGTTTCACAGGCTGTCCAGACCTCCCAGTCGCAGCACTCACACCTAAACAGTTGGTGGTTACTCATACGGCTTCCACCTGCCACAGTTCGGGAGTTGCGTTGTAGATTGCATCGTCGATATCCTCCAACAGCGCCTCCCCGCAGCAATTAGTGTTAGCCTCTAACTCGTTCCAACCATCGACGGGGTCAAATTGCAGTTTACCGTCGCGGTCATAGCTTGCCATTACTTCAAACTCGTGGCCCCGTGTTTCCAGGGTGTATCGTAACCCGTTTACTTTAATAACTCGCATTGTTGTCTCCTTGTTGTTACGACTGTTTCCAGCCTGTTGCCAGTAGTATCATCACGCTGGTTACAGTGCAATCGGTTAATCTTCCCAATCTCCATCTCCGGCATCCTCCAATATTTCCCAAATGGGCTTTATTGGGTTCCCCCAAGCATCGTTAGGCCGTATTGATGTCACTGTTTCCGAGTCTGTCATATCCCGATCCATGCGCTGCCGTGTCACGACACTGTAGCCGGTCCCGTAGGGGTTCGGTGGTGGCTGTAGTGGCGCGATTGGCTGCAGGGGTAGCCCATAGGGTATTCCCGGCTGGATTGGCGGTTGTGGGGCATTGTAGGGCACATACTGAGCCACTGCCGAAGCTGGAATAAATATTAGTGCAAAAATGAGATGTTTCATGGCTTCCTTTTTAATTAAAACCAACGTGACACAATACCACGGCCAAGGTAGCCGCGAACTTCTTTTTCAATGCGGTCGCGTGTTGGGTAGCTATCGCGAAAATAGTCCCAAATGACAGATGCCAACACCGCGCACGCTGCAGCCCGGTACTCTGTTGGGAAATACTGGCCGGTACAGTAGTCGAAACGCTGTTTTTGAGCGTTATAGGTTAGCCGACCGGAAAATGCTTGTTTACATGCTGCAAGGATGTTGTCTGCAGTGATGCTGTCGCGTAGTTCAACGAACCTGAGCATCTTACGCGCGTCACGCCCCTTGCGTAGCATTGGGCGATAATCACCCATAAATGAGTCGCGGTCGCCATAGTTGCGAAAATTAATTCCGCTACGCTGTCCAATGTGGGCACGCATAGCAGCGAGGATCTCGGCTTTTGTTGGTGTTGTCTGTGTTTCCATTGTTTGTCCTAAGTTGTCTTGGGCGTTATTGCCCGTACTGTCGACAGTACCGATATGATGCTACTGTGTAAAGTAACTTTTCGCACAAAGTTAAAAATATCTTGAGGGGAGATTGTGGCGCGGCTATAACTGCTGGAGATAATAAAAAAACCCTCGTCAACCGGCTAAAGTAAACGAGGGTTTAACAAAAGGAACAGCATGCACAATACCAAAAAACACCGGCTTGGGATAGTAGACTTTGCGTTAGTAGATCAGGGATTGAGTCACCTTGAGGCTTTAATCTTTCAATATGTCCAACGATTCGAACGAAACAAGAAACCCTGTTTTGCCAGTATCTCACACATAGCCGCCGAACTTAGACTCTCCGAACCTAGCACCAAAAGATATATTCAGAGACTTTTGAAACTGGGATTTCTCGTACAAGAGGAACGTGGTCGGGGTAGGTACCTCATTACGAATAGGATCAAATTGATCGGGAATGGGATCAAAATGATCCGTGACCGGGATCAAATTGATCCGGGTGATTGGGATCAAAATGATCCACTACCAATAAAAGTATTACCAATAGAAGTATTACCAAAAGAAGATAACCAGACTTGTTTTAATTCAGAATCAAATTCTGATTTTGTTATGAAATGGGATGAAGACAGGCAAGTGATGGTTAGGCGTAAGGCTAACTAAAGGCTCTAGGATGGCTTAGGTTGAAAAATAACGGGTTGGGGTAGGGATACCCCTAGGCTACACGGTAAAATGCAACCTAGGGGATTATAGAGGGTTTAGAGGTTAGCTATCTCTGGGTGGACTGAGTAGGTTAGCGATGGTTGAAACTCATCACTAGCGAATTCGTAGGTGCCTAGGTCAATCGAGTCTTTAAAGATGAACCTTACCCGCGCTTCGTTAGCTACTAGGTCGGCAAGGTTGAACCCAGTTTGGTATAGAACAGCCTTTAAAGCATCTTTCAGCGTGGTGTCACTATGTACCCAGCCAGTCTTCGCCCGTGTTTTGTTTTGTATGTAGAAAAATATCATGTTGTTTCCTAGTTCAGACAGTTGATGCCAGCTACAACGAGAGCAATCCCTAACCATGACACAAGTACATTAAGGATTGATTCCAATAGGTTATTTAATTCCGTGTAGTCGTTGTTCATGTTTTTTCCTCAGTTGGTTATGGATTTACTTTGCTGAAGTGGCTCGTGCCAAACAACACACTGATGAAGTATATGTTTTCCTCGCCTATGTCTGTGATGATGATTTCGCCAATCTTGTCTAGGTGGCTAGCATCAACTTCACGATGCCTTAAACAGTGTTTAGCCATTGCCAATTTAGTCATAACAGTTGGGGTTAGTTGTTTGTTTCGCATGTTGTCTCCTATGTTGTTAGTCAATAAGCTCGTGAATCTCGTATTTACGTTGGCTGATTTCTGGCCAAGCAAAGTACCGATTATCCGCACCTTTCCAGAATGCTACCGTAGGTCCGTAGCTATATGGGGTATATGGATACCCTTGTAGGTCGCGCGGTACCTCTTTTAGTACATCCTCATCCAAAGCATGATCGCTCAAACCAAGGTTTGCTAGTGCGCGACTCAAGGCAGTGTAGCCGGTAACTGTTTTAATTTTCTTGGATCTCATAATTGTCTCCTCAGTTGGTTAGCTTGCTAATAGCCTGTTGGATTAGCTTACTGTTGGCTGGAACAGCTTTATCAAAGGCTATTTTTTCGAGAACTTGCTCAATCCCGTGATCCATTGTGTAAGCAATACCATCAGCGGTAATGATATCGCGCTTACGCCTAACTACTTTCCAGACGCCAGCTATTTTTTTGCTACCAGTTAGCTTGTAAGGCTCAATGCTGATTTCTTCTCGTGTTGTCATGGTTATCTCCTTCGTTGTTAGTCGTTAGCAGGTGTAAAGAACAAGTCATCGTCACATTCGAGATAATAGGTTACTCCCTCGGATACTACCGAGAAATCTCGGCAGATACCGTCCCAAACATCCCAGTAGTGCTCGTGCTCAGGTCCAGATTGTAAGATGGTTAAATCGTCAGGTTCAATGTGATCATGAAACTGAGGGAATCGCTCCACAAACCGTTGAGGAATGTAAATACCCCAACTACCATCCACTGCTAATATTCTATCGCGTGCCATATTATCTCCTTCGTTGTTAGTTACTGTATAAAGTATAATGTACTATTGGATGCGCTACTGTCAACAGTAGTTTCGGGATAATGAGAAAAATACTTGAGATATTTTTATGGCTACCAGGTACCAGTAACTTAACACTAAACTATTGCGTTTACTGTATGCAGTAACATAGGCTTTAGGTATGTGGTGTAACGGAGACCAATCCTGGGTGGGTAAGAAACGCTACTCTAAAGCAAGGATAAAGGTAGGACATTACCATGCTCTTGAGTATGCAAGGGGTAATCTATATGTGGCTATACGGAAAAGGTTAGGACTGACTCGAGTAGCCATGTCTCAGATGTTAGGCATCGGCGAAGAGACATTGCGTTATAGAGAACGCATGAAACGCGTGTATCATCCTTGCGAGATACTAGCGTTGCTTGAGGTAAGTAGCATGTCACTCGAGGACTTCATGCAATTGCTTAATGATATCGCGTAGTTATCTGTGGTGTGTGGTTAGTTTACTAGTTTTCTATTTCTAATAAAGTAAGTTTCCATAATGATTCCAAGGGTTTGCATGTGGATTCTACACCTACAGTTTCCAAAAACAAAACCAATTCGAAAATCGAGGGGGTACTGGTTACTTCTATATCTCACTACCCATATAAAATTCCGGTATATAAGTTCAAACTATGTTTTACCTAGTGGGGCTAAGTTTTTATGAGCGATGACGATTTAAAACAGGAAGTTGGTGAGGCTGAGTTGGCCGAAAATTTGGAGCCGGAAATTGAGGTATTGCCGCCTATTATGCGGGAGGTTCCGCAGACTAGGGAGCACCAGCGGGATGAGCAGTTAGCGTTACAGATACGCGATTTGGGGCGGCTAGGACTGTCCAAGAGCAGTGCTGCGTTAGCGGCTAGGATTACCCCTTACCTGCTGGATAAATACTATTCTGAGGCGTTTCTGGAGGGTCAGAGCGAGATGCAGAAGGGGCTAGCGAGTGTAGCAATAGCTGAGGCTATGAATGGTAATACGCCTGTGTTGCTTCATTTGTTAAAGACAAAATTAGGCTGGAGTGAGCAGCAAACGCTTGAGATAACGGGTGAGATAAGGAGTGTGGTTAGTGCCAAGCCGCTCACAAAGGAAGAGTTCG